TACCGATGTATTTGCACGTATTCCTTCACCTGGAATAGTTGGTGTATTACTAAAATAATCGCCAGCAAAGCTTTCGTAGGTAAGAATCCACCGACCAACGGCATATACAGCCGCAGTGCTTGTAATTGTGCGTGAGTTAATATCGGTTAGCGTAAAGGTGTCTGCGCCCGTTCTAGTGATGGTATATGTGCCGTCAGTAGCTGAAACACCAGAACCATTCGGTGCAAAATGAATACCAATAACTGTACCAGTAGTAAGTCCATGAGCAACTTTAGTTACTGTTACGGTTGTACCACTTTGTGCATACGTTACGCTTGCTGATACGGGAACGCTGGAAGCATCAAATAAAGTTACATAGCCAGCAGAAGCTCCACCTGTAAAAGATATTCCTTTGACCCGTGTACCATAATTTACAAGATACCCGCTAGAATTTAAATGCGCCTGTTTTACGTCATATTGCATCATAATTAATCTCCTAAGATGTTAAGTGGACTAGGGAAAACCCCTAGCCCGCTAGATTAATTAAGAAGTAGCAAACGGAGTAGCAACAGTACCAGAACCTAGCACTGTGCCTGTAACCATATACTTTAATGCAGCAATTGCGTAGATCTGTACAAATGTACCTGCAACACCGCCAGTAGTTGTACCGTTAAAGTTAATAAAGTCATCGCTTGCGCCAGCTACAAAACCTACGGCAGCACCAGAAGTGTCAGTGTCGATTGACAATACAGAACCTACATACTTGTCTGTGCCGTCAGTACCAATCTTCAATGAAGAAGTAGAAATTGTGGTTGGAACCCAAATGGTGTACACCACGCCTTCATTGTTGGCGGTGCTTGGATCTTGACCAGGACCGGAAGTGGTTGGGTTTGCAGATGCGTTAATGGTTGGTAAAGTTAAAGTTAAAGCAGCCGCTAAAGAACCACCTATGGAAATAATACGTCCACCATGAGCCTCTGGGCTTAATGTGGTGCTGGTTGTAATTTCAACAATAGTCGCTGGACCTTGTTGATAAATGCCGCCCAATGAACGAATTGGACCTTGGAATGTGGATCGTGCCATGTTAATTCTCCATACAAAGTAAGCCTATTAATCGTGTATGCGTCTGCTGGGACAGTTTAATAAGCTGGTTTCCCAGTTTTGTAAATCTTACTACAAATAAAACAAAAAAGGGGGTTTTTGGCCCCCTTTTCATTACGCTCCTGGTGAACCAAACATTCCGAGTGGATCAGACCAGCCAAACGAATAACGCTCACGAGACTTGTAACGTACGTTACCAGTATCGAAGTCGCCGTCCATTGAGTTACTTAAAGGCATACGCTCAAAGTGCTTCATGCCGTTAGGTACATCAGTTGTCAAGAACCAAGCATTGGTGTCGGTCAGATAGTGGTTAATTGCGTAACCTTCTGGGATCGAACCATTGTTCTTCAATGCGTTGATGTCGTTGTCAGTGGTACCAACACGGAGGTTAGTCTCAAGTAAACGAGTTGCAACGAACTGTAGTGCTGGTGGGATGATCAACTTACGGGGCATTGCTGCGATGAGCAAGCCACGCTCGTCTGTCCAAGCTGCGATTTGAATAACTGCGTTTTCCAACGAAGTCTCATTCAAGTCAGAGTTAGTGGAAGGACGGTTGCTGTTAACACCACCAGAAACCAACGGATGTGAAGTAGAGAACAGAGGTACACCGTCGCCGCCGTAATACTGGGCGGAGTTGGTAAAGCCGTTGTTCAATACAGCCGCAGATTTAACCTGCTTGGTGTAAGCCATAGCACGAGCCAAAGCCTTGGTATAACGACCAGAGAGGCTGTCATACAAGTTGTCCTCGATTGCCTCTTCAGTGATGGAGAAGCCGAGGGCGATGGTTTCGTGGTTATAGCGTGCTGTAAATGCCTCTTGTGCATTGTCATAAGCGATGGCTGAGCCCTCGTTCTTGACTGGTGCAGCAGAGAAGCCGGACAGCTTGGTTTCTTCTTCAAAACTACGTTCTGATTTCTCAGTTTCGTAGATCTCTTTGTGCTCTTCGCCGTAACGCTTGTACTCTAAACCGAACAAAGCGTTTAAGCCTGGGAGCAACTCTTTCAGTAGTTGTGCACGTGAAATAGCCATTTTTTAAGCTCCTTATACGCCAGTTGAGTTGTTGTACTGATGCATAGTTGCATTTATCTTTACGATAAACTCAACAAATGTGTCAGCGCCAGTTGCTGTATCTCTTACCACATCAATAATGCGGATAGGTAGAGTATTGGTAGTAGCTTGCGTACCTTCATCAATCGCTACAGCGGAATTACCAGTGGTGGTAGATCCAGCGTTTTGAATTAGAGCAATGTTATTGCCAATGGCGGAAATGCCCATGCCAGCAACAGTTGTACCTGAAGAACAAGAAACTACTTGAAACAGCGTATCAGGATCGTCTGCAACTACAGCGAAAATTTTACTTCCCGAAGCAATTGCTTGGCTGGCTGGATAATACTGTTGTTGCTGTACTTGACCAGTTGACTGGTTAGTAAAACTTACACCTAAAAATATACCGCAAGGCGTAGCTGTAGTTGTGCCAGTATCTTTTTCAATCGTTCCATCAGAAACACGTTTTACTAAATCGCCATAAAAAATACTAGTAGCATAGCCACTTGCAATTTCCATCTGACGAGTTGCTCCCGCAAAGACTTGACCGCCAATTAAATTGACTGGTTTTAGTCCGTACGGTTTATCTACAGTAGGATAAGCCATATTAAACTCCTAAATTAAGAATTACCATCACCAAACCCACGTCCTTTAGTTGTTGTGCTTTTACGCTCAGCAAACAAAGGCATATTTGGGTTGCTATTTTTCATAAAGCTGTTGTCTACAGATTCCATTTGTTGTTGAGCTTTTTTCTCAAAATAGTCTCTGCGGGCTTCAGCCATCTCTTTTGGTTTCTTGCATAAAAGCAGTCCACCGATTTCTACGTTGCCATCCTTGTTGCCTTGTACTTGCAACTCTGGATAGTCCTCTGCCTTACACGGCACCCAGTGATCACGGAATCTCTGCGACACGTTAGTGTGGTTAGATTGTCCTGCGATCGCCACTGCAACCCAGTGAAACTCATAATCTGGATCTGGTGCTGGATCTGGCAAAGAGCTCGGCGGTTTGTAAACATACCGAGTTGGGTTTTTTTCGCGTGATTCTTGTTCACGATTTGTGCGGTTATTAGCCATTTTGAGCCTCCAATTTTAAAATTTCCTGAGCATACTGTTTGTGGGATAAACCATACTTCTCTGCAAGACGAGCTTGCGTAGCAGTTAGCTTAATTACTTTCTTAGCACCCGAAGAACGGGTGGCAGAAGCCACAACATTCGCAGGTTTTTTAGTCGGCTCAGCCTTAACCGGGTTAGCGCTCTTTACGTCATTAAAGACTTCTGGGAACACTTGCTTCAAGCGACCGTCGACACGATCGAAATATTCGTCTGAGCGGGGGTCTACCCCGGTAGCAACTAGTTTTTGGTGCAGCCCTAGTGCAAAGGCCGTCATTTCTTCGTATCCCGGAGATCCAAACCACTGGTTTTTTGCTTGCCAGCGCAAGGTCTTATCATCAAGTTTGGGGGCTTCGGGAGCCGTTTGATATGTTTGTACTGCATTTTGATTATTTTGTAAAGAGGTTGGCTTGAAATTTTTTGCATTTTCAAGTTTCATCTTTGCGTCAGTCAGATTTTCTTGAGCTTCAAGCATGGCATCAGAGTCATAAGACTCTTGTGCTTCTTTAAACTTGCGTCTCGCCATTTCCATTTCAGCTTCGGCTTTAGCCTGTAGCGTTTCTTGGTATGTTGTTTCGCCTGTTTTTACATACTCTTTAAGCCTGCGGTTCTCATCCAAGATCTGTTGCGTCATGCGCTCTAACTCTTGTTTCTCCCGTAAAGCCTCTTCTTTAGCCCGTCTTTCGTCGTGACGTGCGTGGGTGAGTTCTTTGATCCGTGCCTGTGCTCCCTTGGTATAAGACTCAATTTCTTCATCCGTTGGGTCTTCAACTTCCCGCTCTAGCGGCTTGGCTTTGCGGTCAATTTCAGGGGTATCGTCTTCAATCTCAATGTCTACATCGGATTCCGCCGATACGTCAATATCAATGTCGGTGTTGGCTTGCGCCTCTTCCTCTGTTTCGTGAGGAAACTTAAATTCATCATTATCTGGCATATTTTTCTCCTGTTAAACGCGGGAAATTCCGCGTGGGTCTTCGACTGTTGCTTCTACTTGATCATCATTAATCAAGCGAAACTCTTTGCCGTGGATTTTGATCCGTGTACCTGTATACGGACGGGTAATAACGAAGTCGCCTTCCTTACACCAAGCCCCTTCTGGGAACTTATCTGGATCATATGCGGTGGGTCCGATTTTGATGACAAACAACACTGGGGAGGTTAACTCCTCAACCTGCTTGGTCGCATCGGCTTTTACAAGACCACTTTCATAAGTATCGTCAGGGTCAATCAAAGCACACAGCATCCGCCAGCCTTTTGGCTCTGGTAGCGCTTTTGCCTTAACTTCTGCTGATTCGTACTCTGAATCCACTTCTGGGGCTTTTACACCCGGCGGCAGGATTAATTCATTCTCCGGAACTGCTATAGCTTCACTCATCGTTAGCCTTCTCTATGTTGTCAGCGAGGTCAATTAAATGCCGCTCTGCGTAGGCTAGACCTCGAATCACCCCGCAAAGTTCCTTATACGACGCATGGTCAATGCACTGTCCACTAGCCATGTCGTCTGTAAAGTTGTTCATGTCCGAGCGAATTTTTTCTCTAAGCGCTTGGGCAAAACTCATCGTTTCTAATTGCATGTATTACTCCTTTTTCTTTTTCATCATCTCAAGTTGTTGTTTTATTTGAAGATTTTCACGATTCTTGGTCATATCTTGAGTTATTTTTACCATCTCAAGCTGTGCTTTAGCCTCAAGATCTTGCTTCTTCATGGCTAGCTCGTCCATCTTGGCAGCCCCATCCACCTGCAGTTTCTGGGCTTTTAGCTGCAACTCTTGCTTCTTAAGCTCAAGCTCTTGCATCTGCATCTGTAGGACTGGATCTTGAGCGTTTTGCTGGGCTTGCTGTTGAGCAGCCATGGCTTGGGACTCTGCCAATACCTGCGGTGCGGCTTCTGCCATGAGGCGGCTGATTTCTTTTTCCATCTCGTCTGGGAGCTCATCTTCTGAGCTAGGCAGTGCAACGCCGAGGGCTAGTTCTATTTTGTTTCTATACGCATAACCCACGTGCTCGGCGATGTGTGCCTGCATGGCTGACTGTATAACCTGCGCCATGGGGTTCTGACCAATAAGTTGCTGTACGATGGGATCTTGCATCGCCATCTGGTGCACCTTGATGTGTGCTTCGTGGTCTTGGTACGAAAATGCCTTTAAGGGTTTACCCTTAAGAACGTTCTGATTCTCTGTTACTGGGTCTTTTGGTTTCTGGTCTTCTTCCAACGGCACCAGCTTAATCGCATGCTTAATACCAAGCACTTCCAGCATCTGACGATGTAAAACTGGCAGATTGTAAATCTGTGGAGCCATCTGCGCCAACTGAATGACAGCTTGGTACTGAACGACTCTTTGGGAAAGGGTAGCCGCATTTGGGTCTGAGACGGGAAGCACTTCAACATTGCTATAGTCCGCCTTCTTAGCACGCGCTGTTCCGTCTTCTGGCTCGTAAGTGTATTCGTCATCGGTGTAGTCTCTGATAATTGCAGCTAGGAGTTGTAGTTCCTGCTTCATCGAATAGTGTACACGGGCTTGGACAGCCGACATCACTTTTAACGTCCGCTCCAGAATCGCCAACGTTGTACCAACTGGCGCTTGATTAGACATATCGGCAATCTTCATATCTGAAGTAGCCGCAAAGCGTCTACCTTCCTCAACGATCTTGTCCATTAACCCCGACAGAACCATCGAAGGCTCTTTATACGGCAGGGGCAGGATGTTGTCCCGAATATTGCCACTACCCAAATCTACGTCACGGAACTCTCCCGGACTAATCGGCGTGTCATCACCCTTGATACGTAAGCCTCTGGCTTTTAGACCACCGGGCAGGTTTGATAGGGTTCCTGCGTCAACCAACTGCCTCATTATGGATGTTGCTGACTTCGCATAACCACCGATCAGGTGGAACAAACCAAAGCCATACGCCCCATATCCAGGGATGTACTGGTAGTGCACAAAGTGGTGACGCTTTAACTTTAACGGATCTTCTTCTTTCCAATTACGGCGAATCGCCAAGACCTCGTCCGTGCCACGGATCATCGTAACCACATATGGCAGAGCAATACCTGTTGGCTCGCCGTCTTTATCTTTGTCCTCGTAGCCAGGAATATCTAAGTCAACGTGCGACTCATAAATCTCAAAGCGGTCGTCGTAGGATGCCGAGAACCCAGTCTCTTTGTCCTTGCGTTCTTGAATATCGCTTGTGAACCGGCTAGGCTCGCCTAGCTCAACGTCCCGATAAAACCCTGCATTCATGAGCTTTAACAGGTCGTTCTTGTTCTTGCGCATTACGTGGGTAATGCGATGGCAGGTGTTAATTTCGGAGACGCCGTATGGCAGGATCACATCTTCTGCTGGGATAAATATGGATACTTGGCGCTCTAGGCTTGGGTCGTAATAAACTTTTTTGAAGGCGGATCCGGCTGACGGTAGGTTCCACAA